AAAGAGATCAACTTTACCAGCGGCATCACCTTTGTTAATGGTATTGCTTACTCTATCACAGATGGTAGCTCATTAATGGATGCAACTGTTGTATCTGCAGATGGTGTACAGGTCTACATCGGGTACATGTGATGATTGAAGCAGGAGCTGCGGCAGCGATTGCCCTTTTAACTGCCATTGTATCAGTACATAACCGTCTTCATACAAAGATTAGCGAAGTGGATAGCCGTGTAGACAAAGTTGAGCTACGTGTAGCAGAACATTATGTTCAAAAACAAGAGCTATCTGCTGCTCTTCAAAAGATGGAGGACCACATGATCCGCATCGAAAACAAACTAGATCAAATTGTATTGCGAAATGGCTAACAACAAAGCCACTGAGGACATGTTTAACGAGTTGCATAACCTCGTTACTACTGAATTCCTCAAGCGTATTAAGAGTGGTGAAGCAACTGCTCAAGAACTTAAAGCGGCTTGTGATTGGTTAGCTAAAAATGATATCAGTGGGGTTGCTTACGACGGCAGTCCCCTTGATAAACTAGCTAACGTCCTCCCTAAAGTGGACCCTGAACTTGTACAGAAGAGGCTTTATGGCAAGTCGTACCTCTAAATACTACAAAGACAATCCAGAAGCACGAAAGAAGCGTCTTAAACAGCAAGCCGCTTACAATCGTCAATCACTTCAAATTGATAAACGTGTTGAACTCAATCGTGAAAACCACAAACGCGGCACCTATGGTAATGGTGACGGTAAAGATGTATCACACAAAAAAGATGGTTCAACAGTCCTTGAAAAAGCGTCCACCAATAGAGCTAGAAATCGGTCTAGGAAATGACTCCCCTGCTGCCGTCCCCTGATCACTACCTCCACAACCTAATAACGATGACAAGTCCCGAAGCAAAGCGCCTTTGGAGGCGTGCCATTAAAGAACACTTCAACTGTCAATGTGTCTACTGTGGAAATCACTATGAATTACATGAACTTACTCTTGATCACGTTCGCCCTCGTTGTCTTGGAGGGCAAGACCTTACATCAAATCTTGTACCCTCATGTTGGGAGTGTAATCAGGCTAAAGGCAGCAATAATTGGTTAACATGGATGCGTAATACCTTTGGGATAACACCCAGAGAACGTCTTATTTTACAACATATACATGCCTAAGCTACTTGAAACCACTACATTAAGGGGTAAAAAGCGCCGCGTTTACGAGTTTACTGATAACATTGAAGAAGCTCGTAAGATAGCTAAAAAAGCATTAGCTAACGGTGAAATTACCCCTATTTTTCTTACAGAAGATGGTCAGCGGCTGCGTGTTGAAGCTAAATCTAAACAAAAACTAGACGGTCCAGTGTCTTGGAAGGACATTGATGTTAAAACTGTTGAACGTGGTGAAACAAGTGCCAAACGTAAGATGGCAATTGAAAAGCTATCACCTGATCCAACTGTACAGCGTGCTGGTCAGGAAGCCATGGCTGCTGCTAATAAAGCAGGGTTAGAAGGTCATCACGGTCTACCATTAGAAAAAGCACAACGCGGTTACGATGAAATCTTAGAAACAAAAGGTAAAGCAGCTGCCGATGAGTGGATTCGTACACAAGCAGCTGTAGGTAAACCATTGGGGCATGACCCCGCTAATATCTTTGCCCTTGGTAGAGAAGAACACAGTGCTATTCACGCTAAATTAGAACCCCAACTTCAAGAAAGCATTAAAAAAGCTGGATCTGAAGCTGATAAAGTGTTCAGTTTTGCTAACGGTGGTGTTCGTTTAAACGCTAGAAATCTTGCTGTTGCAGGTCTTCTTAGCTATGGAGCATTTGGTACGGCTGCAAGTGCTGCTGAAACAGCACAACGTGCACAACTAGCCCAAGAAACAGGCAATCCTTTGGATATGTTACAAGCTGGTATTGCAGGTGTGTCTACTGCAGCCGATGTAGCAGCCTATAATCCACTAACTTCCTTACCTGCTGAAGCTGTGTCTACAGCTGCTGATGTAGCTAATATCGGTATTGATGCTGCTAGAAGCATTGATATTGGTAATGAACTTAAATATATTGGTGGTCAAGTAAGGCTTGGTAGACTACCGTATGGACTTGAACAAGTTGCTAGCTGGGCAAAGTCTGCATTCTAATACTTACGGAGAGGTACCTACAAGCCCCTACAAGGTGCCTCTCCCCTTACTCAGGTATATTCTACCACATGGATACTTTAACAGCCCTTAAAAGCGATTTTAAGATCTTTCTTCAAGCTCTATGGAGTCAATTAGATCTTCCTTCCCCAACACGAGCACAATACGCCATTGCTGACTACCTTCAACACGGTCCAAAACGACTACAGATCCAAGCCTTTCGTGGTGTCGGTAAGAGCTGGATTACTGGTGCCTTTGTGTTGTGGACACTGTTCAACAACCCTGAAAAGAAGATCATGATCATCTCCGCTTCAAAGGAGCGTGCAGATAACATGTCCATCTTCCTTCAAAAGCTGATCATTGAAACCCCGTGGCTAAGTCATCTAAGACCGAAGTCGGATGATGCCCGTTGGTCTCGGATCTCCTTTGATGTGAACTGCTCTCCTCACCAAGCACCGTCTGTCAAGTCAGTCGGTATTACAGGTCAACTAACGGGTTCTCGTGCTGACCTGATGATTCTTGATGACATCGAAGTGCCTGGTAACTCGATGACCGAGATGATGCGAGAGAAGCTTCTACAGCTCTGTACAGAAGCTGAGTCTATCTTAACACCAAAGAAAGATAGTCGTATCATGTTTCTAGGTACACCCCAAACTACCTTTACCATTTACCGTAAGTTAGCAGAACGTAACTACAAACCATTCGTTTGGCCAGCACGTTACCCACGTAAACTATCTAACTACGAAGGACTTCTTGCACCTCAAGTACAGGAAGACATCGAAGGTGGTATTGAAGCTTGGAGTGTAACAGACCCCGATCGCTTCTCTAACGAAGACCTGGTAGAACGTGAAGCATCCATGGGTCGTAGCAACTTCATGTTGCAGTTCATGCTAGACACCAGTCTTAGTGATGCTGAGAAGTTCCCACTTAAGATGCAGGACCTGATTATTACAGCAGTTAACCCTAAGGAATGTCCAGATGCTGTTGTATGGTGTTCAGATCCCAGTAATGTCATTAAAGATCTACCAACTGTTGGTCTACCGGGAGACTACTTCTACTCACCACAGATTATGCAAGGTGATTGGTTACCATACACCGAAACAATCTGCTCAGTAGACCCCTCTGGTAGAGGTACAGATGAAACAGCAGCTTCCTTCCTCTCTCAACGTAATGGTTTCATCTATCTCCATGAAGTACGTGCTTACCAAGACGGTTATAGCGACGCTACCTTACTAGACATCCTTAGAGGTTGTAAGAAGTACGGTGTTACTAAACTTCTTATTGAGACAAACTTTGGTGATGGTATTGTCGGTGAACTCTTTAAGAAACACCTTCAACAAACCAAACAAGCAATAGACATCGAAGAGGTACGTGCCAATGTTCGTAAAGAAGACCGAATCATTGATACTCTTGAACCTATTCTAAATCAACATAAGCTTATTGTCAATAGAGCAGTTGTTGAATGGGACTTTAACTCTAATAAAGACGCAGCACCTGAAACACGACTACTCTACATGCTCTTCTATCAGATGAGTCGTATGTGTCGTGAAAAGGGTGCAGTAAGACATGATGATAGACTTGATTCCCTAGCTCAAGGTGTTAAATACTTCACAGATGCCCTAGCTATCTCAGCTTATGAGACAGTCAAACTACGTAAACAAGAAGACTGGAATGATATGCAAGAAGCTTGGTTAGATGACCCTCAAGCAGCTGCTTCTCACATGGCATTTGGGTTTAATTTAGATCAACGTAGACAAGCAAGACAACTAGCTGGTAAAAGTTCAGTCCCCACCTGGGTTTAAGGGCAATCCGCCCCGTATACAGGGGAAGGGAAGGGTGGACCCAACTCCTGCGGGAGGAATAATCCAAGACAAACAAGT